TCCCGACTATGCGGCGTGGGTGAAACGCTGGGCGCACCTGTTTACAACCTACGCTAATCTTGACGTAATAGGCGATCCCGATGCAACCGACCGTAATCAGAAAGCGCTAGAGGACTTGGGACTTGCGCCGTTACCCGTGTTTCACACCGGGTCAGATATGGGACACCTGAAAAAGTTAGTCGAGCGTTACCAGTATATCGCCCTCGGTGGCATGGTTCCATTTATGCGATTCCCCAAGCGTATCATGCCGTGGCTGATTAAGTGTTTCAAGCTGGCGCAGGGGCGAGCCGTGTTTCACGGCTTCGGCGCAACATCGTGGACGGTGGTTAAGGCGCTACCGTGGTATAGCGTGGATTCTTCGTCATGGGGTTCTGGCTTTCGTTATGGGGAGGTTCCCGTGTTTGATGTACGGGCCGGCAAGTTCCAGACATTAAACCTTGGAAATGTGGCGGCGTGGCAAAGGCACTCACGGCTAGTTGAGGCGCTGGGCTTTGATTGGCGCGACTTTGCCGACCGCAACCGCAACGACCGGGCAAAGATATGCGCAATTAGTGCGCTGTCCTACATGATGGCTGAGCAATGGTTACGCCATCGACACGGCGAGATATTTATACCCGGCGGGCAAAGTGCGCCCGGACGCCGGGCGCACCTAGTTACAGCAGATTCGACTTCTTCTAATATGGGGATGGTTAATCTATCTCAATCACTGCGAGAATATGGCCTAGAGCACACATTGCAAGGTGTAGGCGAACATCCACACCTTGCTGATACAAGTAACGGCATCAACTATGGTGATGCCGATAAGGGGTTGAAATTACATCTTGCCGCCTTCAGCGGCGGCGATCTCGCCGCCGCTGAAGGCGGCTTACGGCTCCACCTCGCCGAACACTCCCTAGACCGGGGGGGGGTAGGCGACACAAGCCGGGCGATGGAGATACTAAATGATAGAGATACTTAAGGCGATTGTAACGGGGGGGATTGTTGGGGCGGTGTTCGCGCTGGCACAATCGCCCGTCCCGGCTCCGGCCGTTCTTGCGGGCGTGGCCGGTGTGTTTGGTATATGGGCTGGTTACGCGCTGGTTATATTCATTAAGGGGCGACTGTGAAAGCAATAGCAATCGTTAGCGGCGGGATGGATAGCGTAACGCTGGCTTACTTGTTGGCAAGTCAGGGGCACGACCTGCACCTGTTATCGTTCGACTATGGACAGCGCCATGTTAAGGAGTTGGAATACGCCCGGCGCTGCGCGGCCGACCTGGGCGCGGAGCATACCGTCATCGACCTGTCAACGCTTACGCCACTCCTGCGTGGGTCGGCGCTAACAGATGACATCGACGTGCCGGAAGGCCACTATGCCGCGCCTAATATGCGGCTAACCGTTGTTCCGAACCGCAACGCGATTATGCTAGCGATTGCTTACGCGGCGGCCGTTGCGGAAGGAGCCGGGATTGTGGCGACCGGCGTACACGCGGGCGACCATCCTATTTACCCAGATTGCCGGCCGGAGTTTATCAAGGCGTTTGACGAGATGGAACGACACGCAACCGACGGCCACGCCGTTGAGGGGTTACACCTGTACGCGCCATTCGTCAACATGAGTAAAGCCGATATTGTGGCGGTAGGGGCCGCGCTATTCGTTCCCTACGCTAACACCTGGAGTTGTTATAAAGGCGACACCGTCCATTGTGGCGTTTGTGGCACTTGCGTCGAGCGGCGCGAGGCATTCAAGATCTCAGGGGTAACAGACCCCACCATATACGTGAGGAAACCATGACAAAAACCGTGATTAGAGCAATTGTATTGTTGGTCGGAACCTATGTAATGGCCCAGGCTATTGCCGATATAGGCGCGACAAAGTTAGTGCAGATTGGTGGGGTGGTAATGCCCGGCGGCACGTTTATCTTTGCCCTGACCTTTACCCTGCGCGATATGATTCACAAGCGGCTGGGCAAGGAGTGGGCGAAGATGGCGATCTACACGGCGGCGGGGCTTAACGTCCTGCTGGCCGTATACATGCTGTTTATTGCCCGCCTACCATCGCCAGAGTTCTTTTGGCTGGCCGATTCGTGGAACGCGATATTTGCTATTGTTCCGGCTATTACCATCGGTAGTATTGCCGCCGAACTGGTAAGCGAGCTGACAGATACCGAGGTGTATCACTTCTGGAAGACGCGATTCCCGAACGCGCCGCAATGGTCGCGGGTGCTGGCAAGCAACTTTGTTAGCTTGCCGGTTGATTCCATTGTGTTTACCGCGCTGGCGTTCGTCCTGCTCCCGCCCGTGTTCGGTGCTGAGAGTATGCCACTAGCACAAGCAATTACACAGATTGCGTCGGGGCAGATACTTTATAAGGCGGTGGTAACGATTCTCAGTTTACCGCTGATTTACACGATAAAGGACAAGCCGATTGACCCTAACTGGCAATTGGCAGATTAGGGAAAATGGCCGGTACTAAAGCCGACAAGCTAACCGTCGAGCAGCGCGTCGAGGCGATCTACCGCCTGATTCTCGACGGCTGGACAACGGAGCAGATATTGCAAAATGCCGCAAAATCATGGGGCATTAAGGACAGAACCGGCTATGACTACATCGGCAAGGCATGGCAGCGCATCGAGGCCGTGGCCGCGCCTGAGCGGGCCGAGCATCATCGCCGCGCCGTGGCCGCACATTACCAGATGTTACGCGAGGCCAAGACGATAAAGGAGAAACTAGCGGTATGGGCGGCGCTGTCGCGGCTGCAGGGACTGGACGCGCCGAAGGCGGTGGAACTCAGCGGCAAGGACGGCGAACCTATCCCGTTTCGGATGGTCGATTATCGTGCTGGATTTACCGAAACTGAGAGATGATCAACTTGCCATTGTCACACACCCGGCTAAGGTCAAGGTTCTATCAATGGGCCGAAGGTGGGGCAAAACGATGATGTCCGGCTGCATTGTGATGAATGCGCTCAGGCAACACGGCCGCGTTGCCTGGATAGCGCCGACCTACAAAAATGCCCGTCCTATGTGGCGATGGGCAGTGTCTATAGCGTCGCCCACGGTGATGGCGGGTAAAATGAGCATCAACCGCGCCGACAGAATCATCACAACGAGGGCGGGCGGGGAACTGGCTATCTACTCAGGCGATAACATCGACAGCATCCGGGGGGAAGCGTTTAATCTCGTCATCCTCGATGAGGCGGCCAAGCTACCGGAAGGAGCATGGACGGACGCTATCATGCCGACGCTATCGGATTATGACGGCGACGCTATTTTAATTTCCACACCACGCGGCCGGAACTGGTTCTATAACGAGTTTATGCAGGCGCAAGGCGATGGAAAACACGCGGCGGCATGGCAGGCGCCGACGAAGAATAATCCGTTGCCGAATATACAAAGAGCTTTTGAGATGGCCCGCGGCCGCGTTCCTGAAAGCACATTTAGACAGGAGTGGCTTGCTGAGTTCATTGAATCAAGCGGCGTCTTCCACCGCGTCATGGAGTGCGCGACGGCGACGGCGATTGACGCGCCCATACCAGGCCGCGCCTACATTGCCGGGGTGGACATCGCCAATGAAGCCGACTTCACCGTCATCTCGATTTTGGACAGTCGGACGCGCGAGCAGGTGTACATCGACCGTTTCAACCGCGTGGGCTATATCGCGCTGGAAGAGCGCATCGCGGCGGCCTATGCGCGCTGGAATGTCCAGACGATGATCATCGAAGATAACTCGATAGGGCAGCCGGTCATCGACCACTTGCGCGGCCGCGGGCTGAGCATCGTACCGTTCCATACGTCGGCGAGCAGCAAGCAGCCGCTGATCCAGGCGCTACAGGCGGCATTCGAGCACGGCACGATCCAGATACTCAATGACCCGGTGCAGATCGGGGAGTTGCAGGCGTATGAGGGCAAGCGCATGGCCAGCGGCATGAGCTACGGAGCGCCGAGTGGGATGCACGATGATACGGTCATGGCGTTGGCGCTGGCGTGGCACGGCGTGGACAGGCGAGGAGCGGGAGTATTCCAATATGCGTAATCCGATAGACACATTTGAGCGATGGCTGATTCAGAGCGACGGGCTGGGCTATGCCGACGTAGCGATGTATCGAGAGTTCTACAAGGGCGAGCATGACATCCGCCTGAGCAAGCGGCAGGAAACGCGGCTCGGTATCACGTCGGCGCAGATCCGTTCACTGGCGAACATCTGTCCGCTAGTGGTTGACACGGTGGCCGAACGCCTGAGCGTGCAGAGTTTCGCGGCGACAAGTCCGGCGACGGAAAGGGCGCTGGCGATGTGGTGGGCGGCGCGTGACTTGAGCGCGTACCAGGACGATATTCATCTGTCGGCATTGCGTGACGGCGACAGCTATGTGATTGTCGAGTGGGATGACGCGGCCGCTATGCCTGAATTCCATCATGAAATGTCTTATGACGGCAGCAACGGAACGGGGATTATCTATTCCAGCGAGCGGCGCGTGCCGTTGTATGGATTCAAAAAGTGGCGGCTCGAGGAAGGCAACGACCGGGGCAAGTCACGGCTGAATCTCTACTTCGACAACCGCATTGAGAAATACATCACCGGCCGGGCGGGGGCATGGACTGAATACCATGACGGCGAGCGCTGGCCTATCCCGTGGGTTGATGCGACGGGGCAACCGCTGGGCGTGCCGGTCGTGCATTTCCCGACAAACCCCAACGGCGACGACTACGGTACGTCGGAACTGGAAGCAGTCATCCCGCTCCAACGCGTATTGACCTCGCTATGGGTTGACCTGATAGCCTCGGCCGACGCGACGGGGTTCCGACTCGTGACGTTGACCGGCGACGTACCCAGCGAGGAAATGGTCAACGCGGCGGGGGCTATCTGGTACAGCAAGAATCCGGCGGCCGCGTGGGGGACAATCCCGCCGGGCGACCTGTCGCTATTGGTCGAGGCCGTGCGTCATGCGACGATGACCATAGCGCAGGTGTCACGTGTGCCGTTGACCATGTTTCAGGATAGCCGGGCCGTCGCCGCGGCGGATACAATTGTCGCCTCGGAGCGGGGGCTAATCGCCAAAATAGCCGACCGTGCCAAAACCTACGGCCTGTCATGGCGGCGCGTGATGCGCTACGCCGTGCGACTGCATAACACGTTTGGGCCGCGCCCGGCGCTCGATGAGGCGGGCATTGTGACCAACTGGGACAGTTTTGAGGAACTGGACTATCTGACCCGTGAATCGAGCCGCGCCGCCGTTGCCGCGTCACACCTGAGCAACGGTCTATCGTTGTCGGCGTCCTACACGCTGGCCGGGTATTCGGCCGCGGAACTGGCCGCCATTGCCCGTACCGACACCTACGGCGAAGAGGGCTTGACGCAATGACACCGCGACCGCCGGGGAAACGGGGCAAGGCGATTCAGTGGACAGATGAGGATTTAGACCGCATGGCGGAGATACACGTCACCGAAGATACGCCGCTCATGCTGGAATTCGTGCGACGCTACGGCAGCCCGCGCCTCATGGCGCTATTGACGGCCGCGCCGCCGGATGACGACGAAGACGAAGCCGCCAATGCCTGAGTACACCTGGACGGCAATCCAGACCCAACGCGGCGAACAACACCGCTATCGAGACGCCAAAACCGGGCGCTACGTTTCGGCCGCGGCCGTTCGCGGCGAACTGGACAGGTTCGTCGATAAGGCGGGGCGTGAATCCGGCCGGGCGTTGACCGAACAACTGCGAGACGGCAAGATTGCTCTGCCTGAATGGCAGACGGCAATGGCGCGGGCGGTGAAGAACGTCAACTATGCCGCCGTTGCCGCTGCGTCGGGCGGGGTCGAAAACATGACCGCCGTCGAGCGGGGGCGGGCCGGTGGCATCATACGCGGCCAGTATGCCTATCTACGCCAGTTCGCCGCCGACATCGAGAGCGGCAAGCAACCGCTGGACGGCCGCGCCGTGCGTCGGGCCGAGATGTATATGCAAGCCGGGCGCGGCGCGTTCCATGCGCAAAAACGGGCCGGCGCGGCTGACGCCATGCCCGGGCAGCGGCTGATGGTGCGGTCGCATCGGCATCGCGGCGACAGTTGTCGGACGTGCATTGCGCTCAACGGCAAATGGTTTGCAATGGGCGATCCTGAATATATTCCCGTTGGACATCGTGAATGTAATGTATCGTGCCGCTGCGATGAGGAATTAGGCACGATGGATATAGACGGCACTATCACGGGGCTGGGGCGCTCCTCTTTCTGACCACCTGTTGACATACACTCCCTGACTTCCCCCTTACTGCGCCCTTCACGTGTTTTGCATAAAGCCCGGCCTGATCCGCCGGGCTTTTATTATTGGCGACTCATCGTCAAATGGATTTTCGCCAACGGCATCTAATACAATTGCGCCCATGACTGACATCACACAGACCGAGACGGTAGACGAGCGAGACGCTCCTGTTGGTGACGATATTGAGAAACTGCGGGCTGCGAAAGAAAAGGCTAATGCAGAATCGGCCGCGCGGCGGCTTGAGGTAAAGGCGCTCAAAGAAGAACTTGACGCCCTGAAACAAACGCAGGCGGCGGCTGAGACGGCCGCGCTTGCCGAGCAAGGCAAGTTCAAGGAGCTCTATGAGACGGCCGAAAACCGCGCCGCGACGCTGGAGAAACAGCTACGCGAGCAAGCCGACGAGATCGCCGCGCAAAAGCTGGCGCTATTGCGCCAACAGGTAGCGACCGAGAAGGGGCTACCGGCTGTACTGGCCGACCGGCTGCACGGCACAACGGCCGAGGAATTGACCGCCGACGCCGACACACTGCTGGCCGCCATGCCGCGGCCGAACGCGCCGGCGCTTGACGGCGGGGCACGCGGCAACGGCAGCGGGCCGACGGAAGCGGATATGACGCGCATTCTGTCGCGTTACAACATTAGCCCGCGCTATATTGGGAATACGGAGTAGAGAAATGCCAATTGCGAGAAACACAAACGCGGCCGCTATCAAACCGGTCACTCGGCAGTGTGTCATCATTCGAGGCACGGTCGGGGCAACGGTAGAGGCGGGCGAGGCGGTAACGCTGCAATCGGACGGGTTTTGGGATCCCGCCATTGCGACGGCCGTCGTAAAGAATGCCGGTCTGGCCGTACAGGGCGGGGCCGTGGGTGACGAGATCGACATCGTTATCCTGGGTGAAGTTGAATGCGTTACCGGCGCAACGCCGGGCGCGATTGTCTATGTCAGCGACACGGCAGGCGAACCGGCCGAAACCGCCGGGACAAAATCATTTGTCCTGGGTTTCGCCAAATCGGCCACGGCGCTGATCATCATGCCGCAGACGGTGGCATTTTCTTAACGGAGTGAATGAACATGGCGATTAAAGGGTATCGAGATTTATCCTCCGTGATTCTGCCGCCCGCGCAAGACCTGGCGGCGTTGCGGAAATTCCAGCTGGCCGACGGCACGTCGCAAGAGCAACTGTTTAGCGAGTTGGTTGTGGCCGCGTCGGGGCTGGCCGGGGAATTTGCCCGTCATCCTCTGTGGCGGTCGCTGGTATCGTTTCAGGATGACCCGGCGGTCAACTACGCCGCCGGAGCGTCGAGCTATGCCGACGCATTTACCGAGTACGGACGCGGCACGCCGCAGCACGCCGAACGCAGCGGCCACATGTTGCCGCTCCGCAAGTGGGACGCTCAACTGGGTTGGACGTGGGCGAAGCTGAAAGAGATGGGACTGTCCGAGGGGCAGGATGACATCAATCTGGCAATCGACCGGATGCGTAACCGCTACCGGCAGCAGGCAATTCAGCGTCTCTTGCAGCGCGGCGACGACAGCGGCGCGGGCAAGGGGCTGGGCACGTCGGGCTATTCGCCGGGCTTTGCTACAGCGGCCTCAGTGACCAACGTCGATTTCACGCCGCCCGCGTTCGGCGGCACGACCTTCACCGACACCCACGAGCACTACGTGGCCGCGGCCGGTGGCTGGACAACGGGGATCATCGAGGACATGGAAGCCGAGCTGATGGAACACGGCCACGCGCCGACCTATCGGCTGCTCATTTCCGGGGCCGACGAGGGGACTGTTACCGGGTTGACCGGGTTCGTCAAGGCCGCGCCTCTGGCCTATCAGTTGGGTAGCGGTTCGGCCGTTGCGCAGCCTGAAGAAGAAGACAGCGCCGACGGGTTTCGCTTCATTGGTTCCTACCAGAATACCCGCGTCTATGTCACACCGGGCATGCCGCAGTACTACGGATTCTCCTATCGCAGCTATGGCGCACTGTCGCCGCGCAATCCCGTTCGGGTGCGCGTGGAGAAGGGCCAGAGCGCACCGGCGTTTCGCGTGTTGAGCGGCGGCGCGGATGACGAGATTAAGTCCGTCCGTGACCTCATGCTCTACATCGAACTGGGCGTCGGCGTGGGCGACCGTACCAACGGCACGACCCGCTACGTCAACAATGCGACGTGGGCCGACGGCGTGGCTCTCTAGGAGCGTGATATGGGCGAACCGATAACGGTCTACGACAAGAACGGCAGCCCCATAACGGTTCACGGCCGCGCGTATGCGGACGCCCTGATAGCCGCCGGTGAGGCAACTGAACGGCCGAAAGCCGCGCAGACGCCACCGGCGGCCGTTGAGGCCGTGCCGACGAAACCGCGCCAAAAGGGGAAAGGCTGATATGGCCTATGGCAACGCCGACAGTATCGCCGCGTTTACGCCGCGTTTCGCCAACAAGTCGGGGCGGTTCGATAACGTAACCGTCCCGACGCTGGAAACCGTTGACGAGTGGCGGGCGCAGGTTAGCGCCATGCTGGACATAGCAATGGCGACGGCCGGACTACCCGCGCCGGCAATGGCCGCGACAGTCGTCACGATGCTGGATTCGTTCGTTAATGCGAACGTGTCCGGCCTCGTGCGTGGCGTGAATGGGCAGGGGCGATTTGCCGAGAAGCCGACATCGACCGACGAGATGCTGCTGGCAATCTCCGACGCGGCCGATGCATGGGTACAGCGTCGGGCAACGGGCATAGCGGCGCAGTCGGGCATAACCGAGGACGTGGCAACGCCCGGCAGCACGACGGGGTCGCGTCTGCCGATGCGCGGGCTGGAGTACACACGAGAGCCGTCACGCGGGGAATACTCATGATTGTCTTTGAGTACCGCGAGAGGGGACATGAGCGGGTAGTGAGCACGTTCAGGCGTGTGGCGACGCGCGGCCAGAAGGAGATGGAAGATACGACGTATCTTTGGGCCGCGCAGCGCATGGCGACGCAACTACAGGCGAAACCATACCCGCCGGAACGGCCGCGGCAACGCTACGTTCGCACCGGGCAACTGGGGCGCTCATGGGGCGCACGTCGTTCACCAGGCGGCGCGACGATATTCAACAATCGACCCTATGCGCGGTATGTGGTCGGCGACGACAAGGGCAAGGGGCAAGCGTGGATGCACGCGGGCCGCTGGTGGCTTGCGGCCGACGTTATCCGCGACGAACGTCCGACGTTGGGGTCGATGCTCAAGAACAAGCTGAAAAGTTTGTTCTCTCTTGGAGCGGGTCGATGAGCGAACTGTCACGGCAACAGGCAATAGCGGCGGCGCTTGCGGACGTGTTTCAGGACGGCAGTATCCTGATCAACGACTACGCCACGCCGCAGACGGCCAGCCGCAAGCGCGCGCCATGGGCGGTACTGGCAACGGGCGACGATTTTAGCGCCACGCCGGGCGAATCGTGGCAAACGCCGACGGCAACATGGCGGGTCTTTCTGACACTGCTGGACTATCGCGCCGGGCGGTCGGAGAAAGAAGCGCTCGACGCATTTCAGGCAATCAGGCAATCGACAATTGAGGCGCTGCTGGCGGTTCCATATCTGGTTGAGCGCATCGAGGCGCAGACGACCGTCGGGCCGTACTTCACCGAAGAGGGGGAGCCAGACCCGGATTCAATCGCACAGGCGCTAGTGGTTCATATTACAGATTACGAGGTGTAACTATGGCCGGAGATACCGGGCAGGGACAAACAGCGAAGTTGGGGGCGACCGTCATCCCCAACGTTAAATCAATCACGACCACGAACACGGGCAATGTCATCACCGAGACGGTCGCCGATGGCGTTCTCTCGCAGGTCATGGGCGCGGGCTGGTCGTGGACGGTCGATTTTATCATGCCGACAACGGCCACCCACACGCTGGAAGGCGCGCTGAAATCGGGCACGACGGGCGCGCTGGAGATCACACAGGGCAAGACGAAATACACGTCAGCGACCGGCCGCAGTTCGGGGTTTACCAAAACCTCGCCGTCTAACGGGTTCATTACGTGTCAGGTGACATTGGTCATTGACAACGACCCGACAATGGCCGCTACGCCGTAGCGGCAAGGGGATTGTATGGCGGATAAAAAGGCAAAGGTAGACGACGACGCGGCCGACACGTTCGGCCGCGTCTTTGAGATAAAGAGCGATCTGCGGCAGCGGGACGTTGCCGCGTGGAATCGGGCGTATATCACACTCGACACCGGCAAGGGCACGGCCGACGAGCGGCAGGCGTGTCTACAAGCGGCTATCGAAGCGCGTTGGATTGAATCGCCTGAGACGCGCTATGAGGACGTGATCGACCAGGACGGCGGCAAAACGCGCCGGTTCTATTTCGACGGCGTGCAGGTCGATGACCTGCTGGCCGCCGAGGTGAATTACTACGGTTCGCTATGCAGCTATGAATTTCAGCGGCTCATGCGCGTCCCAAAAGCCTCGTCCTCGCAGTAGCGGCGTATGTCGAGGACAACGGCCCCAAGCCGCCGGAACTGGACTATTGGCTGTATCGGAACTGGGGCGCGCCGGAAAGCGGGGGATGGATGGATTGGCCCGCCGGGGAGTTCACCCGCGCCCGCGCCGCCGCCAATATCTACGTAGCCATGAGCGGCTACACGAGCGCAACGAACAAAGTCGTCTGGTGCGACACCAACCCGGACGGCTGGAAGGTCGTCTCCTACGTGTTCGCGCTACAGAACGAGGGCATAGATGGCTGATACCGAGTACACAATAGCCACGCGGTTTCAGGGAGACGGGGAGCTGCGCAACGCAGCCAATTCATTCGACGGCGTCCGAGACGCGGCCAAGCGGTCGATGGCCGCCATTGAGGCCGCCGGAGCAGGCGGCAAACGTTCCTGGACAGAACTCAAATCACAAATAGACGTGATTAAGGACGCGCTCGGCACGGTCAAGGCCGTTGCCGATGGCGCGATGGCGGCGCTATCCGAAGGCGCGGCGCTATCGGCGGCGCGTGACAAATTCGACAATCTGGCCGCGTCTATCAATACCACCGGCGATGCGCTCCTGGGTGTCATGCGTGAGGCGACCAGCGGCATGATGAGCGACGCGGAGCTTGTGGCGTCGGCTACCGATCTCATGTCGCTGGGGCTGGCCAAGAATCAGGAGCAGGTCACACGGCTGGCGAGTGTCATCAGCACACTGGGTTGGGACATGCAGCAGGTCGTCCTGACGATGGCCAATAACAGCACCGCGCGCCTCGACGCGCTGGGGCTATCGATGGAATCAGTAAAGGGCCGGGCAAAGGAGCTAGAGGCCGCGGGCATGTCGATGGATGAGGCGTTTGACCTTGCCGTGCTGGAGGCGGGGGAAGCCAAGATCGCGCTGCTGGGCAACACGGCCGACACGACGGCCGGAAAGATTCAACAGATGGGCGTCATGGTGGAAAACGCGGGCGACCAGTTCAAGGTCGCTTTTGCCGAGGGCATGGCCGAGAGCGTCGGCGCGGCGCTGGAATCGGCGGCCGAACTCGACGCCGCGATTCAGCAAATCGGCCGCAGCGCGGGCGACGCGATGGGCCGGGTCGGCGCCCTGCTCCTGTTCCAATTTGCCGAGAAAGGGGCCATTAAGGAGTTGAAAGATCTCGGCGGCGACCTCGACGCGATTAAAGAGAAGGCGCGAGAGATGGGGGCATTGTCGTTCATTGAAATCGGTTTGAGAGCCGAGGACGCCGAGAACGCGGCAACCCGCTATCGCCTGTTGAGAGAGGAGATTGAGCGGCTACAGGCGGCGCAGACCATGCTCAACGCGCCCATCGACTACATGGGGCAGCCGACGCGGCCGACAAAACAGGGAGAAATCGACGCCCGCGCGGCAATGTCAACTGAGACGTATTGGCGTGCGCTGGCTAATGCCACCGAGAAAAACGAGTGGCTGGCACGTGCCGCCGACATGGCCCGCGACGCACAACGGCGGGCGGCGGCCGCCGACAGCGAGCGAGCGCAATCGCTGGCCGACGTTGCGGCTAAACTCGAATTGGCGGCAACGGCTCAACAAACGTGGGCGGATTACGTGACGGGGGCCAATGCCGCCGGGGGCGGGCGATTTGCCGGGTTCCTTGACGACATTGGCAACGCGAAAGAGAAGGGCGGCGCATGGGGGTACGACCTCATGCAATCAATTTACGACGCCATGCGAACCGGCGGCGCGGGCGTCAATCCGTTGGCAGAGTTTGCCGGGAATGTCGGGGCGTCGGTCGATGAGATTAAGGCGTCAATTGCGGCCACGGAACAACAGACCATTGTGGACTATCTCGCGCAGCAGGCGCGCGACGGCAAACTCGCATGGGAGGATTATGCGGCCACGGTAGAAAACGCCATACGGATTCTTAACGGCGGGATGGCGATAGACCTGGGGCCGCGTGAAGCGCCTGAGATGGAAGATCGCGGTTTCCGCGAAGGGTTTCAGGAAGGGCTAGACCCGGCGGCACTGCCGGAAAAACACACGATTGTAATAGACGCCGACACGAAATTAGCGATTGCCGCCGTCAATGAGGTGAAGGGGCTGGTTGAAGGGTTCGCTAATCCGGCCGAGGTCTATCAGGCGGTGATGGAGATGGACATCACGGCGGTTGAAGCGGGCACGGCGACAGCGACAACGCTCATTAACGGCATACCGACCGAGAAAACGGTAACGATCAATTTCAGGGAAACGGGCGGCGACGTGCTGAGCGCGCTGCGTGCGTTGGGAGTGATACCGTAATGTACAACGTACAAATCGCCAGTTTCGCGGCGACGTTCGGGGTGACGTTCAACGCCGAGGCCGCCGGGGTGCGCGTAGAACCGGCGGCAACAATCGGTGGGCCGGATGTTATCGTCCGCATTGTCAGGAACCAGGCGGGGGCGCTCATCGACATTGACGGCACGGACACGGCCGACACGACGCCGCCGCAGCTGACATTCTCTTTTCGATTCGTCGCCGACAATCCCGCCGGGCATACGCAGTACAACAATCTGATAGCGGCGAAGGGAAGGACTGGCACGTTTTACGGGAAAATACATGGCGCGGTTGGGTCAACCGTCTACAGCGCACCGGCGCGGCTGATTGAAGTGACCGGCAACGCGCGCGGCTGGCAGCGCGTCGGTATGCAGTCAGTATTGGTTGTCACAGCGACGTGGCAGCTAAAGGACTTCCTGAGCTAATGGCGCGATCATTTGGGGAGCTTCGGGCTACATTCTACGACCTGAGCGACAA